TACAGTAATAATCAATGGAGGTGATAAGAATGCTTAAGATAACTGTACCTGCCGATGAGATGTGGGACGAAGCAAAACAAGAGTTTGTATATGGAAAGTCACAAACTTTAATGTTAGAGCATTCTTTAGTCTCTATTTCAAAATGGGAAAGCAAATGGTGTAAACCATATTTAACGGATACAGAAAAATCGACAGAAGAAATAATTGACTACATTAGATGTATGACAATTGGTTCAAATGTTGATTATAAACTTTACTACAGGTTGAGTGACAAGAACATTAAGGAGATTAGTAATTACATTAATTATCCAATGACTGCTACAACCTTTAGAGAAGTAGAAAATAGCAATCATATAAAAGGTGAACAAATTACAGCAGAACTTATTTACTACTATATGGTTGCTTTACATATTCCATTTGAATGTGAGAAATGGCATTTAAATAAACTAATAACTCTTATTCGAGTTTGTAGTATTAAGAGTCAACCTCCTAAGAAAATGAGTAAATCTGAACTTGCTAGACGTAATAGGGAATTAAATGCACAACGTAGAAGCAAGCTTAATAGTAAAGGATAAAAACTATGATTAGATTTGAACATAAGGGAGACTTTTCTAAGATCACAAAATTCTTAGAAAAAGCAAAATTAGGATCTAGAGCAAAAATTTTAGATAAATACGCTCAAGAAGGTGTAAAGGCCCTTATGTCAGCTACTCCAGTTGATTCTGGAAGAACTGCGGGGTCTTGGTACTACGAAATTGAAGATGGTAAGGGTATGGCTAAGATTAACTTTTGTAACTCATACATTAACAAAGGTATATCAATAGCTATAATTTTACAATTTGGACATGGTACAGGTACTGGTGGTTGGGTTGAAGGAAGAGACTACATCAATCCAGCCATACAACCTGTTTTTGAAAATTTAGCGGATGCAGCTTGGAGGGAGGTAACTAGTCATGAGTAATGTGATTGATGAAAGAGTATTATCAATGAAGTTTGACAACAAACAATTTGAGTCTGGTGTGGCTACTTCAATGAATACTTTAGATAGATTAAAGGCTAAACTTAACCTCAAAGGAGCTGCAGATGGATTAAAAAATGTTTCTTCAGCAGTTAAGAATGTGGACTTCTCTCCAATGTCTACTGGACTTGAGACTGTACAAGCAAAATTCTCTGCAATGGAAGTTGTGGCAATGACAGCTATTTACAGAATTACAAATTCAGTAATGAACATGGGAAAAAAGTTAGTTTCTGCTGTAACTATTAACCCAATTAAAGATGGTTTTAAAGAATATGAGACACAAATGAATGCAGTGCAGACTATTTTGGCCAATACTCAAAAAGAGGGTACAAACGTCAAAATAGTAAACTCTGCATTAGATGAATTGAATCACTACGCTGATAAGACTATTTATAACTTTACAGAGATGACTCGTAATATTGGTACATTTACTGCAGCAGGTGTAAAACTAAATGCATCAGTATCTGCTATTAAAGGTATAGCAAACTTAGCAGCAGTTTCTGGTGCGTCTTCTCAAGATGCATCTCGAGCAATGTACCAGTTATCACAAGCATTAGCTTCTGGAACAGTAAAACTAATGGACTGGAACTCTGTAGTTAATGCTAATATGGGTGGTAAAGTGTTTCAGGATGCTTTAATTAGAACTTCTGAGCATTTACAAACAGGAGCAAAAGCTGCTATTACAGCAAATAAAACGTTCCGTGATTCTTTGCAAACTGGATGGCTAACCGCAGAAGTATTAACTCAAACTTTAGATCAGTTTGCTACAGCTGCAGATACTCAAGAAGAATATGAAGCAGCTGTCAAGAAATTTGTTGAACAAGGTTATAGCCAAGAAGAAGCAAAACAAATGGCTGATATGGCTAAAACTGCAGGCGAAGCAGCAACTAAAGTTAAAACATTCTCTCAGTTAATTGATACTTTAAAAGAAGCATTAGGTTCTGGATGGACTGAAACTTGGAGAACCATTATTGGTGACTTTGAAGAAGCTAGATCAATGTGGACATCAGTTAGCAAAGTATTAAATGATATGATCACTGATAGTGCAGAAGCACGAAACAAAGTGGTAAAGGAATGGGCAAACCTAGGTGGTCGTACTAAATTGATAGAATCATTTAGCAATATTTTTAAAGGATTAGTTAGTATTGTCACTCCTATCAAAGAAGCTTTTAGGGATATATTCCCACCTGTTACTGCTAAACAATTATTAAATTTGACAGAAGGATTCGAAAAACTTACATCAAAGTTAAAAATTAGTGATGAAA